GCGGATGCTATCCATTTTGAAGTCGAGCACGAGTGCTTCACAGAGCATCTCAGTCCACTTGGTAACGTTGTCAGCGAGCTGCTGGCGAGCGTCAGCGGTGGCACAGTAGTCAGCGAAGGTGGTGGTCATGGTGTCTTGCGTTGATGAACTTAGTATAGAGCAGGATGGGGGTCAGACCATACGGACTGTGACACTATGCGTACCGTCCTTGTTCAGTTGACGTTGCATCAGTTCACTGTGGATACTACGAGCCAGTTGCTGGTCCAGCGTCTGGTAACCAACTTCACCCTCTTCAGGAGTGACAGCGGTGATCTCGTAGTAGTTGCCTTGAACTGTGAGTTTCATGGGTGCTTTGCTGATGAACTTAGTATAGGGTAGATCACGCCTTGCGGATCTCACCACCGACCACTACGTCAGCTGGCACACGGGAGATGGTGTAACGACGGATCTGACCTTCAAACTGACGCCAGGCATCCACAGTCTCGTTCACGATGCGATTGTGCTGACGATCCATGCCCTTGGCAGTCTTGCACTTGCCTTCCTTGCGGAAGTACACAATGGGGTGCTGGGGAGCGTCCACGGTGTCGATCTCGATCTTGTAGTAGGAGTGCTTGACGACTTGAACGGTCATGGGTGGTGTCCCTTGGTTGATGAACTTAGTATAGGGCTCAGGAGAGCAGTTCCAATGCCTCCTGTGACAGTTCTTCTCGTGGCATAGTGTCGATCAGACTAGGGATGTCATCATCCCATGCTAGTTCAGCAGTATCAATGTTCTGCAGGAGCCAGCGGTCGAGCATTACTTCATTCATAATAGTTCAGAGGTGAGTATTTTCCATAAGGAGCATTTCATCGACAGTCATTTCAAGCTCTGCTGCCTTTAGTTCAAGATGATCACAGCAAGTGTCATCATCGTGGAGATCAATCTCTTCCATGTCTACATGTGCAGTGAGTTTACCGAACAACATGTCGAGAAAATCGTGGTCGTCTTTAGAAAACATTGGTCCAGCGTTCGTGTTGTACTTTGGTGATTTGTCCTGCATGTAACATGTTATCACACACATTACAGAAGACTTGGAACTTCTCCTCTCGGGAGAGGTTATGTTTAGCAGCAGTCTCTGCGATAACCTTGGTGACTTGTGCTTTGAGCATGATCAGAACAGTGAATAGATGATGACAATAACAGCAACAAGGTACAACATCAGCACATCAGGGGAGAATAGTCGTAACCAGCGTAGGCATGAACATGGAAGTCAGAAACAGTTGCACCGTTGGCAATGTAGTTGTTCACAGAATACATCATTTCAGACTTGACAACGGTGGAGAATGTGGTCATCTCAGTGTCAGTGTTGGGATGCCAGATCACACGCTTGACAAATCGCTTAGCAGAAGGAGTGCAAGGATAGAAGTCGATTTGAGTGGCAGAGGTCTGGAGTTGCATGGGGTGTTCCCTTGACGACTTCTATAGAATACATCATTCAGGGTGCTGTGGGGCAGTTGGTAGACAGTTCTGCAACTGGTCGTACAGGCGACCTGCGTTGACGTTATGGTGAGCAGAATACTGTTCAGTGTGACCTAGTGGACATCCCATCATCATATCCAACAGGAATCGGATCTGAGAGGGCGTCAGTGGCACGTCAGTGGTCTCAGTCATGGGAGATGGTTCAGGCATGTTACAGGCGCTTCTAGAGGGGTCACAGGAACTCCCTCAGTGTATGGTCTGCCTTGACTCTTGTCAAGGACTGTTCAAAATACTCTTTATCACGTTCACAACCAATGTATTTCCTACCAGCACGTTTGGCAGCAATAGCAGTAGAACCAGATCCCATAAAGATATCCAACACAGTGTCACCCTCATTAGTATATGCTCTCACAATACGCTCCATGATCTCCAGATTCTTGGTGGTAGGATGCCAACCACAATAATCTTTGGAGGTAGTATGATTATTCTTCTCCCACACACAGGTAGGAATAGTGCCCTGAGTGTAGTCTTTACCAGTGCGTAGATTCTTCTTCACCTTACGTTCTACGCGAATCTCCGCATCATTGAACATAAACTCCGCGCCTTTTGACCAACACCATGCATACTCATGCTTACGAGCAAAGTTAGTCTTAGCACGTCCACCCCAGTTGTATGACCAAATGATCTCATTCTGTGGTTTGAGCACAGCATGATTGTCAGTGGTTTGTAGTTTATAGCGCAGGAATGTTTCGGTCTTGAGTGTACCCCACACAATGAACATACGGTTGGGTTTCAACACACGGACACACTCTGCTGTCCACTGCTCACACCAATCAAGATACTCTTTCTCACTCTTCCACTGTGAATCCCATCCCTTACCACCATCAAATCCAATAAAGTATGGTGGGTCAGTGACAACCAGATCAACACTGTCATCATCGAGAGTGCTGAGGTATTCGAGACAATCTTTGTTTTCAATCATACTTCTTTCATCCATGAGAAATCTTTAGGGAAACCGTCGAGACAGAATGTACCAGAGTTTACAGTCTTACCACCGTGTTGATTATAGATCCAATTACCTTTTTCATCCTGAACTTCAACAGCAGCAGTGACAGTTTGCTTGTCTGCTTCATAGAATTCTACACGATCAGGGAAAACACAAACAAACACCATGTCATCATAGTCTTGACCAGGACGAATCTGCTGCCAACGAAAATGTGTGCCAGTGCCCCACAAGAAAGAACCTTTGATCTCTTTCTTGCGACTGTTGCAAATACGGTCATGATTAGAGTTGTTAGGTTTCTCAACCTTACAACCTTTGCCAGTCATGTACTCTTCATACAGCAACTCAAAGAACTTACCTTTCTTCTTAGAAGACAAAGACTTGAACTGTTGGAAAGCAGAATTAGCATAGGGATCGACTGCCTGCTCCATCAGGATGCTCTCATGGGTGCTGGACTTGAGGTAGTCTTGAGCGGTCAGCATGGGTGCGTTGCTTTGATACAGATAGTATGGCATGAAAAAGGGGTGCCGTCAAGCACCCCAACCAGTTTGCAAACTGTCCTAGATCCAGTTGAGATTTAGAACAACTCTGCGATTATCATTTGTTGTTGACACTCCACGATGATACATTGTTGATGGAAATGTCACTAACCTGTTCTCTACTGTCTCTACAATCTCACCATTCTCAAACTCTGTGTATCCATTGTTTGTATTGAAATAAAAGATAGATGTGTTGGTGATACCAGTGTTAGTAACTTTCTCCCACGGTGTACCATCCAAATCAACATGAAATGATGTCTTGCTATGTTCTTTCGTGCCTCCACGACAATTTAGTTTACATCTCAATGGTACAAGCACATTTAGTCCTCCCAAAATAGGATAGACCATAGGAAAGAACTCATCAACATGCTGTGATTGTGTATCATACAACATGTGTGTGAACTGATGCAGCGTTGGGTTGTCAAGTTCGTTGCGATCAACAACAGCATTCATGAAATACCATGGAAACTTCTCAGCAAAGAAGAAATCCTTCATTTGCTGATATATTTCGGGTTTCAAAAAGTTATCTCTGATATCAATCACTGAAAATAGGAATGATGTTAGTCTTAGCGTGTTGCGTTTTGTTTATGTGCTGTTCCCACAGAGCGGCATCTTCCAAATTGTAAAAGATCGCTTCTTGGCGGGAAGTGCCTTTCTTCTTGTTCTTCATCCACACAACTGCGTACTTCATGCCAAAATTCAGGGTAAACGACAATGTTAACATAGTGACGACCCCACCGTGAGTTTGCACTCGTGGGCAGTGGGATGTCTTTGAAACAAATAGTGATGTAATACTCACTAATGAAAGAAATATAACCTGTTACATGCCCATAGGTAACAGGTTGTAGCAATTCAAAATCAATCGACTTCATCGAATGCTTTGCGGTTTTGGTTTGCTGGATTAGGCAACCTAAACATTTGCTTTAGATCATTTAGTTCATTGATTTGCTTCTGCAAATTATCAATCTGTGCTTGCAATATTGCAGCGTTGTGATCATTGTTTTCCTGCAACATCAAGAAATTCTTGATTGTATCTTTGAATTCCTGCTCAGTCATGGTAATCAGTATCTCTCTGGTAATTTAGCACGGATGTCGCCAAAGTCAATAGGGCGATTACCCATCATAAGATCATAAAGTTCTCTTGCCTTGACATACTCTTTCTGATGATATTGTATCACATCATCGATGCAAGATAGCATCTCTTCATACGTTTGTCTGCTTGATACTTTGTCATCCTGGAGGTAATCGTCGATAGCATCTTGCATACGACATTTGCGTTGCTCTTCATAAGTCTTTTGCGAAAGATTGGTTGGATCTACAATACCAGGGCGGCAGTCAGTTGTCACGAATTGAACTCCTCATTACGGCGTTTGTCAAGATAAGCAATAATTTCGCCACGCCATTCTAACAGTTCATGATAGCATTGCTGATCATGTGCATCTTGGCGCAACTCATGGTCTGGTTTCAATACACTCTCGTAAAAGATGTAAAATGCATCTTTACGTTTTTCGTGCTTTGTGGTGTTGTTCCAGTCCATGTAATCCTCGTTTGGTCCTATGTATTTTAGACGAGTGTGTCAGAAAATCAGTATAATATCAGACTTTCTTCACATTTCAGGTCCCCAACCATCATTTTCAGGGACACAATCATCATCGTCCACTTGATCGACAGAATGAATATCGCATACTGGCACTTCATGCTCACCACCAATAATGTACCAGTGCATCATCTGTCCATGATACTCAGGATGTGCTTGATACTCAGTGGTATACTCTCGCTCGCCACAATACATGATCTCACTTTCTGGAATATCATGATCTCGTAGCATTGCTTGCAACTGCAAGTGTAGTAATTCTGGTTGTGTAGGTACTTTCATTAGATCTCCATATTCAAGCATAGTGTCCTACTGGTGCTCTGCTACCCTAGCACGGGCGTCAACCCATGTCAAGAGGGTTCTGCTACTGCATCGTCGTTGACATATGCTATAACGCCTGTGGGGGTCACTACATATGCTGGAATGTGATGATCAGCATCAGGTAAGTTCTGTGCTTGTGGGAACCAATCAAAGCAAGCATCTACTGCTTCGACCTTTGTGCCAAACTCATAATAGATTACTTCCAATTCAAAGATTCTATCAATCTCTGCCTCAGGAATAATCCAGTTAGCATAGTCAGCATCAATTCTGTCCTCATAGTATGCATAGACAGTTGCTTTCTTAGTAGCATCAAATGTATGATACTTTGAATTATCAATGACAAGAATATACTTATCTGTTGCTGCAGCATACTTTTGAACTAGTTCAAAAGGACGCATTGGGTTTTTAGAAATTAGTGGCATGTCAAATATCTCCGCTCTCTACCATTTCATTGTGTAGCATGTCAAGAATGTTATCAAGTGATTGGTCACCAGTTCTTGGTTTACGGATGTAAGTAACTGGTTGATCATCAACTTGTCTAGTTGCGACAGCAACAGAGATGTAAGATACAATACGATCAACGTATTTCTTATACATCATATTACCGCACTTGTAAAAATGTTCCGTTTCATTTGTAAGATACTCACCAGTATCCTCTTGTGCAGCGTATTTTGTTGGTGTAATTGGGAATACAATCTGATCAGGTGGCACTGAACCTTGCTCTTGTGGGATGTCTCTCAGTTTCTGACGATAAACTTTCCATTGTTCTTTCTCTGCATCAGAAATAGGAGAATCTGGCATCACTGTATAATCAGAATCCATGAGCAAGAACTTTCTAACCATCAACAACTTAGACATGTTGATATGATTAGTTCTAGCAAATTCTGCTGCTAGTGCAGTCTCAAGATCATGCTCTTGCTTCTCTCTGTATAAAGTATACAGTTCTTCTAGTTTTTCATATAATGCATCAACCTCAGCAGCAGGCATCTGTGTGTGATCAAACTGATAAGAAACCCACTTATATTGTCCAGTCTTTTGGTTTCTCACATACTTGTTCTTATTCATGTGAGTAGAACCATCTTTCATTCTTACGAATGTTTCTAGTCTATCTCTATCACTATCCCATACAGGATATAAGATAGGAACAAAATTATCTGACCAAAAAGTTTCATCAAATGTTTTATAGACACCATTGATCTGCATGGTTCTATTCAAACAATTCAAATATAATGCTGTATGAAGAGGTGATGCTAATTCCATGAGGTTATGCGAATTGGGTTATCCAACCAGTCAAAATGTATTTATCTTGTGAGAACACAGTATTGCCTCTATGAACATGTGTCATGCCTGCTGGCCAGATAACTACACGACCTTTCTTTGGTTTTATTCTTTTCTTTTGATACAAAAACTCTGTTTCTGCTTCGCCATCTGGCATATCATTGAGGTAGATCATCCATGCCAGTTCTCTGTTAGTAACATGAAACGAAGAACTTTCGTAATGCCAGTGATGATAACCACCACCTGGACCAGTCTTCTGAAATTTGATAAACCCAGTAGATAGTTTTACACCTTTCAATTGATTATATTGTTCCATGTAATGACCAAGACAGCATTTCAAATAATCTACAGTATCTCTTGACAATTTACTATCGAAGTCAGAGAATACCATTTGAAAGTCACTTCTTCCCAACTTCTTGTCAGGAAACTGCTTGCTACCATGGTCAGTCTCTTGACCCATGTGGATTGATTGACTCCACATTTGCTCACCCTTCTCGATTACATAATCGCAGAGTTTTGCTGGATAGAAACTGTCCCATACACCAATAAATTGGTCAAAGTCACCCACCATCTTATCGATGGGGTAGATATAATTTTGCGACATATTATACTGCTTTTATCAAATATTTGACTCTGTGATATTTAGTGATTAGTGGAATATCGTTTTCTGGTCTGACTTCTGCTCTAGTAGTAACAGGAGTAGAAGAACTCATTGTAAAAACACCATCAGATAGTGCTAGTGCAGCATCTTGTGCAGTAACACGTCTTCTTACTTCATTGATACCAACATCACTACCAACTTCAGCACCACCATTTACGTTACCTGGAATTGTAGCACCTTCTGTTGCAGTAAACACATTTGATGTTACTTCTCCATAGAATAACGTAATACCAGCAAGACCATATTGATCCTTAGGTCCAACAGCATTATCACCACCTGCTACTCTATCTTGTCTGAGGAATAAAGTAACACCTGATTCTCTTGCTTGAGATTCTGGTGGAAGATTGATATCAATATCCTGCCAATCTGGGTTATTATTTGTAGCAGCCATGACTTGATCTAGCAATTGAGTATTGGTAGATCCTTGACGTTGATAATATACCATCAAATCTTCTTCTGGATCATCACCACCATTCTGACCACTGCCACGTTTTACAGTAAATCTAATTCTCTCTACGTTTGATAAATTAAAAGTTCCAACCTCTAGTGATCGAATACCATTTTCTCCCATTCCAGTAAATTCAATATACTTCTGAACTTTAGAATCAATAGCTCCAACATTAGTTAGTGCAAAACCACCACTGTCGCCAGTACCAGTTCCCGCATCTCTTTGCTTGATCAAATCATCATTAGATGACTGCCAAACATCACCAGTAAATCCTGCGCCAGTTGGTATGCCATTTTCATCACACAACCAATACTTACCAGTTGGAACACTAGGATCACCTTCATTTACTTCACCTTCACCACGACCAGTATATGAAACTACAATCTGACCCTGTTCACCATTGCCACCAGGAGATTGTAACTGAATAACGCATGAAGGATAAACTCCATTAGTTTCAAATGATAGTGAAGCACCTGAACCACCGCCACCACCTGGACGATCATAAAATAGTTCAGTCTGAGAGAACGAGATTTGAACCCAACCATCACTGTTTTGACCAGCTCCACCGTTAGATGAAGACATACTCAACCAATAATCGCTCCTATATGCTGATCTACCTCTTCTGCCACCAGATCCACCACCGTTACCATTGTGTCCAACACCAGCAACGCCACCAGAACCGCCATTATTTTGGTTGACAATACCAGCGCCAGCACCGCCGCCGCCTCCACCACCAGCAGTACAACCACCAGATGTTCCATTAGTACCATCACTAAAGTCAATCGGTGAAGTATTGATAAGACCGCCAGATTCATTCAAACCACCAGAACCAGCATAGCAACCATCAGTAGTTCCACCACCGTTGAAACCACCACCTGATCCACCGCCGCCACCGCCGCCGCCAGCACCAGCAATTGCGTTACCACCTAGGTAGATAGCAGTACAACCGCCTCCAGCACCACCAGTAGCACCGTTACCCCATGCACCAGTAGCACCACGACCACCTTGTGCAGCACCGCCGCCACCATATGCAGGACCAGCTTCAGATCCAGTTCCAGTGTTACCATCTTTATTGTTGAAACCTTGCTGACCAGCTCGACCAATAATCCAAGATAGAGTACCACCATTAGCACTCAATGTACCTGTCAATAACTTACCAGAACTACCATTACCACCAACGGCACCACCTCCACAACCAGAGTTAGCATTGGGGTTGCCACGACCGCCACCACCACCAGACATTTGAATGTTGTAAATTCTAGATGTTACGTTACCACTTGGAGCAGGAATATTATACGAACCATCATTGCCGAAATAACCAACGTTACCATTTGTAGTTTCTTCTCTAGCAGAAGATGATCCTGATCCACCAGCACCATCGGAACCAGGCTGTCCTCCACCAGAAGCTGCAGAACCAGAATTATATGGACCAGCAGCAGGAGAATCGTCTCCATCTTCTCCGTTGTTTACACTCCAGTCAAATCTAGGATCATTGAACAGTGTTGCAGGAATTTGATATGTTCCTCCACTACCACCAGATCCACCACTATTACCTGCTTGTCCGCCATCACCGCCACGAGCAATGATAGTATATGAAACACCATCAACAGTCATAGTCAGTCTTGCTTCGCCACCATCAGCACCACCACTGCTAGAGGTTCCACCACCTCCACCTGGAGCAGTTAGTTCTCCACGCATACCAAACAGTGTTACACCCGAAGGTGCAGAGATATTATCAGAACCAGCAGAGTTTAAACTATCTGACTGAATGGTCTGCAAGTTACCTGGAATCTCAAACTCATCAATCTTTCCACCAACTTTAGTGCTATTCTCTACAATATATGCCCTGGGTTGTGGGGTTGATGTTACTTCTGCAAAGAATCCATTTGCAAGTTTACCAACAATAAAACCACCAGCAGGTGATGATCCTGGTGTACCATTATCTGTGTTTATAGTAAATTGATCTAGAGTGAGTCCTTCAGTTCTCACTTCAAAGTTTCCATTATATTCGGTTGGTGTTGCACCTTGAATAGTAACAATATTACCCGCTTCTAATCCATGTGCTCCATCAGATGATACAGTAATAACACCACCACTAAGTGTCATAGTGGTAATATTGAATGTTGCTGCTTCTGAAATTTTATATAATGGGATATTATCAGGAGTAACAGAATCAATATCACCAATACCAGAACTATTACCATAGGTTGCAGCAGTTGCATTCTGCAATCTAGTGCCAAGCAAACCATGAGAGTGACCTAATGGATCACCACCTGCGGGTTCAAACAAACTAATGTTTGCTCTACTAGTAATATATGTAACAGCAAATTTATCTACTTCAGAGTTTCCTCTTTGTACAATTCTTGCCTCATCTGCTTCAGCGGAAAGAATTCTATGACCATGTTCTGGTGGGAAAGATAGTGGAATATCTACAAGAGGTCCAATAGTATAATCAACATAACCACTTGCAGTTGCTCTAACATCTGCAATAGTGTTAGTATATCCAGTCGTTTTTACATCACCAACTGAGAAAAACTCACCACTATCTACAAGAGTATCTTTTGAAATATACCATCTACCACCAGTCTGTCCGACAAAATTGACCAGTGCATTTTCAACTGTTGCTGTACCACTTCCATCAACTGGACCAAATCCAACAATCTTACGATCTCTATAATCTGGTAACTTGAATGTACCAATGTTGAATGGGTAGTCAGTAAATGCAAATCCTTTGCCAACACTAACTCTAGGAACTGTTCCATTGATAGAAACATCAATCAACCAAGTGCTAGTATCGATTCCTGATAAATCAACTTCATATCCAACAGGAAATACTACTTTGTAGATATAATAATCAGTACCAACAAAAGTATATAAAGCTGGAGGTATTCCTTCAGTTTCGCCATCCAATCCATAGAATACATCTGGTTGAATAACTCCTGCAGGAAATGGACCTAATCCAGTATCACTGAAGAATCTAATATTTGATCCATCTGGATATGGTTTAGGAGTAACTCCCATAATACCAGTATCCTTATAAAAAGCAAAGAATAACTCATTAGTTCCATCAATTGGCGTGATGAAACTCTTTGCTAGAAATCCTGGAGTATTCCTTACGGAAGTTTCTTGTCTAGTAGATCCTCCATACTCATTTCCAATGATATTGAATAGTGAAGGATATTCTCTGATTCTCAGTTCACTACCATCGCAATAGAGATATCCTTCGTATGAATAATGCGGATCTTGTGAATCAGTAACGAAAAACTCGTCTGCAAATACAGGCAACACAGATCCAATAGGAGCATAAGTTTTTTTCTGCTCTGGATAGTAGTTCGCAAATTTTTGTCTGTAGACTGCCATTTTAGTATTTGATCAGAAATTCTTGAACAAGATAAGGTTGAATGTATTGGTCCGCTTTATTCTCTGGATTTACTGTAATTCTAATCGTAGAAACAATTTCAGATGCAGGGATAAAAGTAGGACTCGTAGTCACTTTATATGTATGGGCTTGTTGCTCATATAAAATTTCATGTCTATGAGTAGCATCATTACCATATTCTTCAACAAAATTGATTACATTGTTGATAGCACCAAATGCTTCAATATCAGGAACTGTATCAAAGGGAACTTGAGTATCTGAATAGTTACCAGGAACTTTTACAGCACCATCTTTATCATTACATTCAATAGGTCCAATAGAACAAGGTTGATTTACTTTACATCCCATATCACCTTGATATTCAACGCCATCATCAACACCACAAGTAAACGAATCTCCACCCCAAACAGCAAAACCTTGCTGACTTCCACCCTGAGCACAACCAAATGTTCCTTGACCAGGAACATTATTTGGCATCAAACATTCGTTAGAAGAAACAAAGTTACAACCTGACCAGCAAGCACCATAATATTCTCTCTCATCCGCCTGTCCCAAAAACTGACAGTCACCACTGTTTAGTCTCTCAACATCTGCTGCTTTCAATCTACTAGCATATGCTTGACATAGTGGTTGGAATGTATTATTTGCCCAAGGCATAATACACAAACTGGATTTTGATTTATATGAATTTCTACCAAACGTAGCAAATTCACTAGTAGGAGAAGCAACACGAGTTCTTTTACCATCATGGAAGTGACCATGAGGTTGCCATGCTGTTGCTAGAATATCACTTTCTTCCGTAAAGTTACCAACATTTCTAGTAAATCCTGGTTCTCCAGTAATATCAAGTTCTTGTGATGGTAGGAAGAAGTTACCTTGATATTGAATCTCGTATACTGTACCAATGTTGGAGTTTACTTCCATACCAACACCAGATTTAGAAATAGTTCTATCTGAATCATCCAGAAGATAAGTATCTAGATAATCACCAAGGTTAGATCCATTTGAAGCATTGATAGACTTTGATCCGAAATCTGGAAGTTGGAATTGATTGTCCAACAACTGAGTATCTGGTTTTTTATATCTGCTAGAATCTCCAACTCCAAGAACTTCTGCCAACTCAGGGAATACTTCTGCTTGATAGACAGAACCATCACATCTCAAATAACCAGCAGGAAGTTTCTCTAATGTAGTTGTATCTTCGGGATCAGCACTTGGTATCTCGCGAGACCAATTGATAATAGATCCCGTAAGTGTTCCAATCTTTGATTTTTCTCTCTGATAAAATACTGCCATATTAGAATGCCCTGATAATCATCAAAGTAACCAAAGAGGGTGTATTTGGATTGATTTCTACGCTCAAACCCCTATCAACACTGATAGGTTCGACATTACCCGTGGTCATATTATTTATGAGCAATGTGCCAGGTAAACTCATCTGACCATTAGTCATGGTAACATCAATCGTGAAGTGATTATGAGATCCCAATGATGATGAAGCAAATGTATCATTAGGGTGATTCAATGTAACAGGATAAGTTTTTGTATTATCTTGTCCTCTAGCTGCAGAAACATCAGTAGTGTCATAATGGTTTATCTGACCTTGATAATTTCCTGGAGGAGGATATGGACCAGAAACAGCAGGTTGTTGAACGTTTACGATACAAGAGTTGTCATCCTCATATTCATTTGTATAAGCATACTGAGAAACAACACGATCCACTGATGGAATAGCAGGAACTGCATTTGGTGCAGTAGTATAATCTTTGAAACTATCTAAAGTTGGAAGCGTAACAGATGCATCATCATATACTGTCCAAAAAATATCACCTGGATTGAATCTATCAGCAATTGTTTCTGCTGGGTTGTGTCCATCAGAAGCACCAGTAGTATATTCTGTATTTGAAACTTCAAATACACCTGCTTCAAACATACCAATATATGTACCACCAGTTTCCACAGATGGATAAACTCCATCTGCTGGTCGTGGGTGTGTATGTGCTGGTGTATGTTCCACACCCAATTTTCTAGGAATAACTCTAATGTTATCAAAGTATGCTGGAGGATCTAGTGCAATACCTTTGATCTTACCAGAAAGTTGGGAAGTATTGTCTACACTAAATTCAATATCAACATAAGATACAATGTTTGTCAATGGTTGAGCTTCAGAGTCTTGACCATTTTCAGAAACATATTCTCCAACACGTACCAAATCTTCAGCAGCAAGTCTTTGACCTTCCAAGTCAATCATACTAACACCATTTAGTGTTGGTAGATTAAATACATCACTATCATTGTACTCAGGATAATTATTTGAAATTCCAATGAAAGGTTGCCCTGCTTCAGAGAAGGGACCATACTGATTTTTTAAAATTTGTGCTAGAAGTGGATACTCGCTAGCTTTTAGTTGTTGCCCTCTGCAAACTAACCACCCTACGGGGATCCCAGTCTCAGAGAGACCCCCCGTAGATGAACTACCCGTATAGGGCATGATAGTACCAATAGGGGCGTTTTTAGACGCCCTGATTCTATTGTAACTTGCCATTTATTAGACCTCCATTAGCCACCAACCCTGGACTGAGGTTGGAATACCCGTTTGATTATTACTATCAGTTGAACCCAAGTAAACCAATCCAAACGCTGCATTTGGTGTTTGTACAACTAGTTCTCCTGAAGGATATGTAGTCAATCTACCACCGAGTAGTGTGCCTTGAGCATCTCCCTGAATCGTAGTTCCAGAAGTTTCTGGAGTTCTAACTACGAGAGATGTATCATATCTGAGATTACCGCCAACTTCGATGATTCTAATAACATCACCAGTTTGTGCAGTTTCAGGAAGTGTAACAATAAGAGTTTGTGCTGCCTGAACATTTACCATGTAGATAATGTTTGACTTCAAGTTCAACTCTTCTTCAGTAGAAGCAGCAGAGATGTATCTGGTGTGTCTACCACCTGTAGTAGTATAGAAATTAGTAAATCCAAATGCATCGATCGATTGATCTTGCTTGACAGTAAAGTCATTAGCACCATTAGGTCCAAGATTACCAATTCTAAATGGTTCACTAGTTGGTGATGGTGTTGCTGCTGCTACACCAGTAATATTCAATGTTGTTTGAACCGTGGCATTACCAAAGTTATCAACAGAGAATGTTGGAGTATCATCATCAGGGTTGAAGAGAACGTTCTCTGGGCAAGAAGTGCCGAAGAGATAGAAGTCACCTCTACCAATAATACCAGCATTCCACTGAATTAGACCTTGGTGATCAGCGTGACCATCATCATTGAATACTCTAAAGATGGTAGACTCACCAACACTATCCTTGATGTGTAGGTTACCGCCAATCATTTCAAAGTCATTAGCAAGGTAGAAATTACCTCTTCTGAATGGAATAGCACCATCACGTTGCTGCTCATTCATCACTGCCTTGTGCTTAGTGCCTTCTAGGCGAGCGACAAGACGCATAATACCAGGAGTCTTAGCATAATTACCAGTTGTTGGTAGATTATCAAAGTCCAACCACTGGTTGTAATCTAGTTTTGTTTGAGCAATATATCCTTTATCAAGAATAACAGAGATATACTCAGTGCTTACACCAGACTGAACTCTGGTTCTAACTTCGATATCAAGAATATTACCATATTCAGAATGTCTAATAACTCTTCTTACGAGATCGCCAATTGTAAATTCAGCAGTCTCAGGTGGTTCGTTACCACTACCAAACATTCCAGTTTCGTCAGAAGTAGCAATATAATCTGCAACAAGTGTTGGGGTTGCAGTGTCAATAACGTCAACGATTAGTAGGACATTGACAAAACCAGAACTACCGAACGAAGATGTAGAACCAGTAACAATATAATCGCCTACCTGGAACTTACCATCATTGACTCCAAGTCCCTGAACTGGGATTTGATATCTACTGGTGGTGCTACCAGTTTGTACAGCAGCACGAATGGTTGTAGAAGGTCCACCATCATTGATAACTGCAGGATCTTCCTGATAACTGACAACAATAGGATGATTTTGTGTGCCAAGATTTTGCTTGACTAGACTGATCCATTGATCACGATCAGAGGTAGAAGGTTGAGAATCGCGAGCGAACTCAATCTCCATTCTACCAATCCAGTTACCTAGGGTAGTAGTACCTGTGCAGGTATCTGTCTGCCATACTGGTTGATCTTCTTGTCCAGCGTTGATGATAAACTTCTCGTTTCTTTCAGCAACAAATTGAATACCAGATACAATCTGACCACCGCCAATAACCTCAGACAACCAGAGTTCATTAGAATCTGGAACAATACGCTCAATATAAGTGTCTTGAACGATAGTAATTGGTGCTTCGTTAGTAATAACTTGGATGTAATCACCAACTTGAATATCCGCAAGAGTTGCATTAGGAGTTGTGATAATAAGATTAGTAATCTTATTGGTATTTGCCTGGGTGCTACCAGTAAATTCAACCTGATTGACTGTTCCACAACCACCCTTGATTGTTAGAGTGTTGTTGATTTCAGTTGTTCCACCAATTGTAATGTCTCCAGTTACAGAGTCAACAACAAATACCTCAGTCTCAGGATCACCACAGTCAGTAATTACGAATCTCTGGACATTTTGCTCTCTTGGATCACCAACCTTGATAACTTCACCCTGGTTGAAGATTCCGTCTCCATTGGTATCCTCACGATCAAGAATAACATAATCAACGTTAGGAACCAGTGCTCCACCAAACTCAGAGAGATAAATTGGAGCAGGATCAGTAGAAGCATCAACATCTTGCTCCAACCATGTAGCATCAAACTGAATGTTGACCTTATAGATTGGAGTTCTATCTGGGTGTGTGTCTAGAACAGCGGTGAAAGTACCAATGCTAGGTGGTTGACGGCGAACCTTGATATAATATGGAGCGATAGTAGTTCTTGTTAGTTCTACAATCTGAACAATTTCAGGATGGGTGCTTACGCCAACACCGCTATTGATAATGATAAAGTCATTCTCTGCGTAATACTGACCACCCTGAGCATCCAGAGGTGCTCTTAGTAGTGGAATGTAATACTCATCACCAGATAGTGCAGGTAGATCCTGAGGTTCAATAACAGGTGTACCACCTAGGTTTGCTCTTGGTGCCTGGAATCCAGCACCACCCCATGCACCGTTACCTGCGGTATCAACTTCGTTATAACCAGCTTCGGCACTAGTAAGAACTTTGACATTGATAATATCGACGTTCTTATTGAATTGAGTATCACTAATAATACCGTCTTCATGAGAAGCGACAGCAGATCCCAACTGTCCTCTAGCACCATCAAATGCGAAGGAAGCAATACCACCACAGATCTTGACATCTCCCTTGAATTCGGCAGATGCAATAACTTCTAGTTGGTTATTGATAGTAGTTGTACCACCCTGACCTGCAATGTTGATCTCGGAAGCATTTAGACCAAAGTTGATAACAGAAGCAGAACCAGAGTTAGAGAAGAAGTCAACCTGACCAGCGGTAGTAGATAGTGTTACCGTGTCATTGATAGTTCTTCTTGCACCTAACTGGAAGTCACCATCAACCTTGAAGGACTTAGTTTTGATTCTAGTAAAGGATAGAGACTCACTGCTGCTATATGCACCACCAATCTCAACCTTACTGATTGTCAGTGCATTATCACTAGGTCTATCATCAGGAGTTACACCCAAGAAGACATTACTGTGCAGTGAAGTTTGACCAATTCTGATAAACTGATCTGCAGTAGTATCATTGCCAAGAGTAATAATCTCAGCAAGATTAGCAATATTTGCTTGAGATGTTACATAGTTGGCAATATTGATAATGCCAGTAAAGTTAGTGTCATTGACAAAATTGAACGTTCCGACAGTCTCAGAAGTTCTGATTTCAGCAACAGATCCATCACCATTGATTTCAATGTCACGCTCAAAGCGTACATCTTCAGTGAATCTAGCATCGCCACGAACAACTAGTGCTCTGTCAAGTTCAGCATCAGTTACGTTGATACCAACCTTATTCTCATTGTTGCCTCTACCAGACTCAGTAATTGCTACAGTCTCAGTAGAAACACGTAGAGCAGCACGAACCTGATCAATTACGTTGCTATTTGGAGATGCTTCATCTTCCCAACCAACGACAAGTGCATCAGAGATTCTATTTCTCTCACGAGCATTATAGTTATCTTCAGACAACCAATCGCTCATCTTGCGACCGCTGATGTATGCATTACCAACGATATCAAGGTTTGCACGAGGATCAGTGTTGAGAGACTCAACAAATCCGTTTAGATATGCCTCGTGATTTGCTCTTGCAACAGTGTTGATACCAAGTTTGAAATCGCCATAGGTTTCAGTCTCAGTTCTCAGTGCTTCACCACCGATGATCATTGTCTCCTTCCAGTTGGAGTTGGAGGAAGAAACCTTAGCGTTTGGTGATGGGTTGTTTGGATCATTTACGAAAGTAGTCCAGTTAGTACCACCAAATGCGGGGATTGGGCTACCAGTTCTCGATGTAATCAAGAAGTAAACAACGTTGCTGGCAGGATTGTAAGGATATTCAGTAGTTGAAAGTACCTTCCAAGTTCCATTAAGAGCATTGCTATAATTGATGTTCTCTAGTTTGATCTCAGAAGTCGATTTGATTCCGAGGGAAGAGACAGAAACAGCATCTGAGTTAGCATCGATGAAAGTAAGAATACCAATGTTAGTATTCTGATCAACTCTGACTTCAATAGAAGCAATCTTTCTTGCTGGATCAGTTGGATCAGAAGGAATCTGATTGAAGATATTAGCGAAGACCCAACCAAGTGAACCATTCTTATTGATCGATCCACCCTTGAGTAGGATGTCTCCAGTATCAGGTAGAACGTTGGTGTAAGATACAGTTTGTGCTACATTGAGTTTTGATCCACCAGCAGAAACCAAACCATCTTGGTTTGGAGTTAGGTTGGAAGCAACACCACCAGGAGCATGTGTCTGAATCTTATAACCTTGTCCAATACCACCGCGTGGGTTGAATGCAAAGATTGCAGAATCAATGCGGTTCTTACCAATTCTGATATCACCAGCATTATCACCAAAGTTGTTGAGTGGGAATAGATCACGATCTAGACCCTCAGAGTCTTGAGGGTTGCCCTTATAGTCAACACTATGAACAAACGATTTGATGATCAGAGGTACACCCTGATTCTGCATCTGTGATGGTGGAATTGGACCATCAGCACAGGTGATAGTAATTGGTGAATTGAAGTTAGAAACCAAAGTACCATCATCACCACCAACAATAGTGATGTTCTGATTGAATGTAACTGGTGTCTCGAATGATGTAACGAGTTGTCCGATTACATCATCCTCATCTCCATCGTCGGCAAGAAGTGCTCTATCAATGAAGGTTTCTTCACCAGTGATAGCGTTGATTCTTCTATTACCAATGTAAAGGTCACCCTGTGAGTTGATACCAGTGTAGAAGACGATACCAGCGTCTTGCTTCTTCGACTGTGCGTAGAAGTCCTCGTCAGGTGTTAGGACAATCTCCTGACGTGCTGGGAGACCTGTAGAGTAGTTACCAGGACCGAAACCAAGGTATTCAAACGTGTGGTTACCAGCACGAGCGATAGATGGTCTACGGAGTTCAACGTAGTAACGCTGATCTGTCCAGACTCTGTTATCACCAGCAATAGGAATAACACGATCTTCAGAACCAGCAGATGCATTACCTTGCTGTGCTTCAATTACAGTCTTGAGATCTTGAGTATCAGTTGTATACTCGTTCTCAATAAATGCAGGTTGCTTGAGTAGATCAATAACAAGTTCTCTAGTTACAGAACCCTTGACATCATTGACAGTAACCTTACCATGAATGTAATTGTCAGCAGCAGAGTATGACTGAGGTGGATCAATCAACTGTGCATAGTAATCTTTCTCTTCGTTGCTTGTACCATCTTTCTTGAACCAAAGAGGATCGTTTCTGTAGTTCAGAGGATACAGTTTGCCAACTGGTTGTGAGAACTTGAACTTGCGGAAGTTGGTAGAAACACCAGCACCTTGTGGGAATGGAGAGATATTACCACGGAGAGCAGTTAGATAGTAGATACCATCTTGCTGACCAAAGATACGTTTCTGTAGCTCAGCACTATCGAAGATGTAGAAGGTGTCTTCAATAACACCAGTGTCCTCAACAGTTTCAACATAGTATTGGTTACCAGCACTGTCCTGAATAGTATCACCAGGAGTAATGGTGTAAACATTGGAACCGTTTTGCTTGTAATAATACTCAGGATAATTTTTCTTGATATGAGTTTTCAGAGGTAGGGATTTGCCCATATCCTGATCCTCAAGCATATCGGCAAATACCGCACCCTGTTGGAATCTTGTAGACTGGAACTCACTATACTCTAGGGAAGCAGATCCCTTAGCACCACTAATACCCTTGATGATTAGGTAGTGATCGCCACCAACATTATAGTATCCATGAATATATGCAGTACCAGAAGAATTACCAGAGAATCCAATAGTGTTAGTAGAAATACTCTGAGTCTTATTGGTAACAAATGTACCACCCTGAGGTGCAGTAATCTTGACAGTTGTGAAGATTTCGTTTCTTAGACCAGAGAAGTTGACAGTATCAACAGTGTGGTCGAAGACCGTCAGTTCTAGATACTGAATGTTTTCATCTAGTCTATCTGTGATGTAACGACCAGACTGGATGGTTGCCTGGATACCAGAGGTAAATCTAGCATAGATTGGTGCATTATATGGATCATAACCATCTTCAGCTGGAGTTAGGTTATTTGCTCTTAGTTGCTCGATAGTATCACCAATGTACTCAGTTCCACCAGGAACAGCGAAACGGGCACCATATACATTACCAGATACAGGCTTGAGTAGAATCTTCTGAGGTACTAACTTACGAGTGTCGTCAGTTCTTGTCTTGAGAACAAATCCATTGATAGGATCTCTTGCGTTCTCAATGTACTTAGGAATGACATAACGTAGTTTGTATGTTCTGTCATTTGCCTCACGAGTATCATTGACACGCTCATACCATGTATCAGTGGTAGAATCCTTACCCTGATAATCAGAAGATCCAAGTAGACTATAGATCTGCTTATCAATGACTGTTTGATCAGTCTCACCAGTAATATTATCTGCAGTCTGTAGATACCACTTACCAGTTGTAGTAACAGCATCAGTAAAGGTTGGATCGAAACGCATTGGGCTACGCTTCTTATTCATGAAGACTCTGAATCCTTTCTCACCTGGATTGAGTTTGATAGGATCTAGATTGTTTTGTGCATCAGATTGAGTCTTGTGGATAGTAAAGACTTTTGGTGAAACATAACGTACATAGAACTCTTTATTAGGATCGATGAAGTTAGCATTAGGAGCAGCAACAGCTGGATCACTCTGGAAGTCTTGTGCAAGAATTGGAGGAGTTGCACCACTTACACCACGGAAGAATACTGTTTGAGGAGTAGTTGATGCAGATGGAACATCAAAGAAGTGTGCAATATCAGTTTGAATACCACCATCGACGGAGGTATTAGTCTCAGCAATATAGGTAATAAGATCATACTTGTTATCAAGTACGAATTGGTACATATCGATCTCAACGTCTGGATCGATAACATCAACTTCAGAAGCGTAGATGTAAATACCTGCTGCTGCGTTCTCCTTAGAGGTTGCAAGCATCAGTTTAGTCTGATCTTGACCATTGAAGTATACGCTATTATTATACTCAACCCCACCCTCACGAGTGCTTCTACCAGGAGCAATTACATAGTAGGTTGTATTAGTGTCGAAACCGTTAGGTAGTCTTACAAGACGCTTATCAACATCAACAAACTTACCTGAGCTTCTATCGAAACGAGGACGTGGTACAAGTCTTACAGGTGTACCAGTTTCAAAGTCATGTGGATTAGGAGCACCAGATCCATCAATATCGATAGTCCAGATTGTTGCTCTCTGTGCAAGTAAGGCAGTGTTGAATGTTGGTTCAACACGATCTACAGTAGGAACAGTTACACCATTTACAATCTTGGTTAGACCAGTCTCAATAATGGTGGTGATGTTATCAGTAAGTTGAATAATTGCTGCAGCAGTAGAAGCACACTCACGTTGAGATGTAGATACTGTTGTATCAGCAATAACATCAGGATCTTCGCTTTCAGGTGCGACAGTTACAGTTTGTGGAAGTGTATCTGCCCAAGCACCCTCTTCAAGCATAAAGTGTAGATGTAAAGCACCACCAGCAGTGTAAGTGTCTGTAGCAACAACACTATTGCCAGTGTCTAGTCTAGAATCTTTGACTCCAAGTCTAATTGTAGTAGAGTCAATAATCTCTTTAACATATGTTTCAGCAGGAATTGTACTGGTTACCAAGTAGTTTGCCTTGGTAGCAGGATCTTTTGCTTCATCTTTGAGTAGACCAGGAGCACCATCAGCAGTTCTATATGCACTAGCAAGGTATTCCTCAACCCTCATACCAATCAGGATACCTGAAGTATCACCAACATCTACGATGTCAGATTGATCTACAGTTCCACAACCCCATGCAACGAAGTCAAAGTTACGCATTGCTGCGATTGCCATGCTTCCAACATAGTTCCAAGCATCAATAGTCTCTGCTTTCTCTCCATCAATATACTCAAGTTGAGCACCACCAGCAATTACAGAATCTGTAGTGGCACTTACAAATGTGTGTACAGTTTGTGGTAGATGTTTTACAGCATCATTAGCAGCAGTTACAAATGTGTGAGCAGAAGTATCAGAAGAAGTTCCTACGTTGACTGTAATCGTAGTCGCTGTAACTGCTTCAATTGCAATAGATCTGCCAGCGAAAGGATCTGTACCAGGACGTGGATATGTGTGCTGGGTAGCATTGTTATCTAGAGCACATGTGAATGTGAAGGAGTTATCTTCAAGAACTACACCTTCACCAACTGATAGTGTATGAGCACCAATAGTGATCTCCATGACACCAGTTGTTGGGTCATAAGTAGCATTAGATGGAGTAAATGATACGTTAGGACCAGATGCTCCAACATTGACTGTAACTGTAGTTGGAGTAACTGCAGTAACTTGGATAGATCTTCCAGCATATGGATCAATGCCAGGGCGTGGATATGTCTTTTGCGTTTGATCATTATCCATTCCACATGTAAATGTGAATCCATTATCAGCGAGTCTGATACGTCTACCAACTTCGATGCCATGATTACCAATCGTAACCGTAAAGTCGCCAGTTGCAGGATCATAAGTTGCATCAGTTGGAGTATATCCTCTAGTGCTAGAAGTACCTACAAAGTATGCTTCACCTGCTTGTACTGAGTTGATGTTACCACCATACTTGAGGTCATTAGCGATAGCATCAACGATGTAAGCAACGTCTCTATAGCACTTAGATGACGTTGCATTGAGCGTAAAGTCACCAGGATTTACAACAGGTAGATCAGCAATAGAACCGCTAGAAATGGCATCTGTGATGATGTCAAAGAGGTTCTCGATAGAAGAACGAACGTTTGCACAATCCCAATTACCAGTGCTGAGACTTGGCAGATCATCAAGGTTACCAGCAACCAAAGCATCACATACAATACTAGTCAAGGTATTGACAGTTGCTAAAACATCAGAGCAGTTACCTTCCGCATATGTAGCAGGTTGGTATGCCTTTGCAGCACGAGGATAGGAATGAGTGGTTACATTTTGATCCTTAGTGCATGTAAATGTTAGACTCTCAGTCTTGATTCTGATGCTAGTAGAAGCATCAATATTATGTGGAGCAGAAGTAGTAACAGTAACTACTCCAGTTGCAGGATCATAAGTTGCATCTGTTACATCATGCTCAACTAGTGGAGATGTTCCAACGTTGAGTGTAATACTTCTATCGGTAACACTAGCAATTGTAATTGACTGACCAGCATATGGGTCAACACCAGGACGAGGGTATGATTTCTGTGCAGTGTAATCATCCATTGCACACTTGAATGTAAACGAATTGTCTGCAAGTGTTACAGATGAACCAGCATTTAGTCCATGAGCGTTTTGGGTGTAGATAACAAATAGACCCGTTGTTGCATCATAGGTTGCATTGATTGGTGTTAGTGAACCACCACCTGCCCAACCAACAGCATCAGCAGCAACGCTTACAAATCTATGATCATATGCACCACCAGATACGATTGCACCAGGCAATGCCTTGACAAATGTATGTGGATATACGTGAGTAGAAGTACCAACGGTAAACGATAAGGTACTACCTGAAGCAGAAGATAGATTGACTGCAGTATTATATGCAGGATCAGCAGGAGCACCAGTTGTTCTAGTAGCAGTTAGTGTACCTACGCCACTGTCATTACCAATTGCCTGAATGATGATACCCATAAGTGTATCAACTGCAGCAACAGCAGAACCACAACGTGGTAGCAATGCATCTGCATCCCAATCATTGACAATAGTAGTATCAATGCTTTGAGTTAGGGAGTTACCAGCAGAGACTGATACTGCCTCGTTTTTGATAACCTGCATCGCGATGTTTTTCGCCTCGGTCATTACCTTAGCAGCTTCATCACGCTCAGCATCAATGAATGTTTCTACAGTATTGCCATCTCTATAATCGTAGTTAGTAACATAGATGTTAGCAGCGTCATAAGTCTTGGAGTTTCCACCAAACTTAACATCCCACATAACTTCTTTGAGGACGCTAACAACATCATCTCTACAATCCTGTGCAGTATTTCCTGCGGATGGAGTGTAAGAAGGATATGCAGCAAGCATACGCTCATATGCTTCTGCAGCAATGAAATCAACATTAGCAAGAACCATGTCATGTGCATCACACTCGATGTCACCAACAATAGTAGGATCTCCAATAGTATCAAGTGTGATGTTTAGATCGCGATCATAATAAACGTTGTTCAATGCACGCTGCATTAGATCTTCAGCACGCTTGAAGCATGTAATTGCAGGACCAACTTCATTATCTACACCGTTGGTGATTAGAGAGTTACCATTGAAGTATTCCTTAGTTGCAGCAATAGTATACTCATTACCACCAAACCATAGATCTTGTGCAATAGCATCAACAACGTGACCGATATCTCTACGGCACTTGATTTCCGCAGCTTCAAGACTAGAAGGAGTCTCTGCAGGTAGGTTGTTCAGGTTGCCAGCAGTAATTGCATCAGTTACATAAGTTGCAAGAACTGAAATTTCTGACTGTACATTAGCACAGGAATTTGGATCTTGGTTGTCATTAGTTAGTGGATCGGGAGTTACAGTTAGATCCTTATCATACAACTGATTAGTAACTGCTTTGATCATAAAATCAGAAGCAGCACCGAAAGCAGTTACACTCTCAGATTCTTCTCCCAATAGACCATTGGTGATAGGTGCGTTACCGTCAAAGTATTGCTGGATGAAAGTTCTGGTGTGCTTATTGCTTCCAGTATATACATCAACTGCGATAGCATCGATGAAGTAACCAATATCACGAGCACACTTAGTTTCACCAGGACCACCTTGACCCTTATTGATCTCAAGAGGTAGAGTGGATAGATTACCAGTAGCGATAATTGTTGTGATAATAGATGACAGTGAGTCAACTGCAGACTGAACATCAGAACATAGTAATTGCTGTTCTTTATTCTGATTAGCAGTATTACCAGCAAATGTAACTGCGCCTGTTTGTGCAGTTGAAAATGTGTGATTGCTGAAGTTTGTGTTACCATCACCAACATTAATAGTAATAGTATCAACAGTAACTGCATCAATTCTAATTAGTTTCTGCCATGCAGGGTCACCCGATCTTGGATATCCAGTGATTTGATTATTACCATCTAGATCACAAGTGAATTGGATACTGCCAGTAGCAAGTTCAATAAAATCACCAACAGACAAACCATGCTTAGCAATGCTAAGAACAGTAACACCAGTGTTAGGATCGTAAGTTGCAAAATGTGGAGTAAACGACTGAGTTACTTGACCATATGGATTTCCTGGCGAATTATCAGCAGTAACTGTTAGGTCTTTCTCATAAAGCTGGTTAGTGAGTGCTTTCTTCATCATATCAGCAGCTTTATTGAAAGCAGTGATACTTTGTGCTTCTTCACCTACAAGACCATTAGTAATAGGTGTAGTTGCATTAGAGAAGTATTCTGCAGCGAATCTATGAGAATACTCATTACCATTGATGAAGAGGTCAAGAGAAACAGCATCAACAAAGTATCCAATGTCTCTACGGCATTTAGTTTCTACTACACCACTGGTATATCCAGTTTCTGCAACCATACCAGAAAGTGTACCTGCCTGAAGAACATCAGTTACAATAGTTGTTAGACTATCAATAGCAGACTGAACATCAGCACAGGATGTAGGATCTAGGTTATTTCCTGTTGCGGAATCAGGTGTAATGGATAGATCTTGAACAGACAACTGGTTTGTAATTGCCTGCTTCATGAGGTCTCTTGCCTCTTCAAAAGCACGCTGACTTTCAGTTTCTTCTCCAACTAGACCATTGTTGATTGGGTTACCATTATCATCAAAATACTCAGAGATAAACTTACGAGCGTACTTGTTACCACCCATGAAAATATCAAGGGAGATAGAATCAACGAAAATGCCAATATCTCTCTTACACTTAGTCTCGACAGAAGCAACGCCAGGGTATGCACCGACCATATTAGTCCATGCAGTATCGACAATTTCAGTTCTGTTCTGCTGGATTAGTCTATAGGAGTCAGCATATCTAGAACCACCATCAGTTTGTGGTTCGCCTGGGAAGTAGAAATCAGGATGTTCTACAGCAATCTGTGCTAGGGAACGATCTAGAATTTCGTCTTTGTTTGCCTGAATGAGGCGGTGTGCATCAGCGTATCTAGAACGCTCATCAGTCTGAGGATCACCAGGGAAGTAGAAGTCTGGATGTGCTAGATTGATTGCTGCAAGTGCATTATCTCTAATCTCTTTGCTGTTACGACGAATAGACTTATATGCATCAGCAAAACGAGTTGTGGAATGATTTCCATTCAGACCAGGAATTACAAAGTCTGGGTGATATACAGCAATTTCTGCAACAGCTGCATCAAGAATAAACTCGCGGTTAGCAACAATACGATTACGAGCATCCTTATAGCGACTAGCAGGATCTTTCAGGTTAGCAGCATCAATAGTGACACCTTCGCTATCTAGTCCAAGTGCAGCAGATCCAGTGTTACCAGCAACGATACCATATGGTGCTAGAGGACTGTTAGGATTGGGATCATAAATCGTTGCTTTGACTGTTAGAAGATTAGCAATTGCTTTCTTACAGAGATCTCTTGCTCTATTGAATGCAAATACTGATTGATCTTCTTCACCAACCAAACCATTTGTGATAGGTGCATCATTACCATCAAAGTAGAACTTAGTTGCTTCGATGATATTTCTATTGCCACCGTCTCTAAGGTCTTCAGCAACAGCATCAACAATAAAACCAATATCACGCTTACACTTACCATCAGCAACACCCTGGATGTTACCAATACCAAATGTCTCGACCATTTGGTCGAATGCGGTATCAACAATTTCCTGGCGGTTTGCAAGAATTAGATTCTTAGCATCAAAATAACGGTTAGCAGCAGGGTTTAGAGCAGGGTTGACATATGAAATGTTCTGGAGTCTAGGATACTTCTCTAGGATGTAACCAAAGACTTCCTCCTGAATCATAGTACGGTTGCTTTCGATTAGGTTAGCACCGTCTACGTTGTTATTATCAATGGTGAAAGTTGTTGGATTTAGAGTAGATGCCTTAGCAATATACTTGACAAATCCTGTTGGTGATAGTTCTGCTTCAAAGATGCCACCATCCTTGACATAAAGTGTGTCACCAGACTTAGCACCAATTCTGTAACCACCAATGGTAGCAGCAGGGCGAACGAGTGGGTTATCTAGGTCAACACCACCCAAGAATAGTTTCTTGTATACACCAGCAGATTGGAACTCAGCCTTGGTTCCCTGAACATCCAAAGTGTAGTAAAGAACTTTCTCTACATTTGTCTCATCTTCTACAACTTGTGAAGGAGGAATAATGTCAGTAATGTAACCCGCCTTATCTTGGTTGAAGGAGAATCCTTTGAAACCAATAGCATGAAGTGATGTATTACCGAAGTTGGAGTTAGAGTTGGTGATCGACATGTCACCACCCGACTCCATCAGGAAGTGATCAGCGAAACCAACAGCGAAGATCGAAACGTTCTGGATAAATGCATCATCAGAAGCACGGACGTGGAAGTTTCTCCAGTCATCCTTCCAGTAAGAATCACCCTTAGCGTGATAAGGAACCGTAGCAAATGCGTCAACTAGTGATGCTTGGTTCCAAGTGTTTGCGTATTCGTCGTAGCGGATGAATGCTCTGTCGTCTCTCTGGAGCGAAACACCCGTGTACTGCGCGATAACCATGGATTTGAATCCAGTGGCTTTCAGACCGTTTGCCCAGATTCCGCAAATACCCCAAACCGAACGGATTGAGACGTTGAAAACATAAGGAGACGCGGACTCAACAGAGTCAACTTCCGCGAGAACCTGTGCGTTCTGACCTAGTGCGGGAGCAGAGTTTACGCTTACTTCTTTATTATCAGTGAGACCTTGACCGATTCCAGATACAACAAAAGGAACACGATAAGAGAACTTACGAGGATCATCAGAGATCTCGTAGATTGGCCAGAAACCTTCAATCTCCTCGTCAATGTCTGTACCAGAAATAGCAACAAACTGACCAGCAAAATAACCGTGGTCAACCTTTGTTGTTACTTCAATATTACAACTAGAAGTACCAGCAATATCATTGAACTTCAGAGATTCGATAACTCTGGAGTCAGATAGAGGACCAACAATTCTGTTTTCCTGAACGTTGAAATCAAACTCAGGAACACCATTTACAGAGGTGTTGATGGTTGGTTGATACTTCTCAAATGCCTTAGCAACCTTTCTGTAGTAGAGTTGCAGTTCTTCTTTATCTGCGTACTCAAATACAGTTAGTTTGTGGTGAGAGAAGTTAGGGATTGCCTTCTTCGTGAAGTCATATGGATCGTAATAAACCTCACCAGATCCGATAGAAGGATTGTAAAGTGGAGACTCAGCAGTAGTCTGACCATCCTTGATAGTGAACTGCCAGAAATAACAACCACCAGTTACATTGAAGATAGCAGAGCGAGGATATGTAACTGAGGAAGGTTCAGGAACGTAGAGAGGACGAACAGTGGTTCTACGTAGGTCATAACCTACAAGAGAAGAACCTCTGGGGATGATAGCACCACCCTCAGTATTGTTGAACTTATAGAGGACGTTATCAGGGTTAGAAATGTCCAGAATAGGATCATCACCCCATGACTCTAGTGCTTGACTAAAGTCAAATGCTTCAATGCCACTAGTGTCAACCAGACCAGGACGGTTATCAATGTAGTGGATGCCAGGCATCAACATCACAGTAAACTGGTCAAATCTATCATTAGATGGACCAGGAGTATAAGAATATCTTGCAATCTCTAGGAAAGCACGCTGAATACTCTTAAACGGAGTTACAGGGGAATTACCTCTGTTAGATAACGAATCTGTCGCGTTAAAATCATCTGGTGAAACATAAAGATACTTACCAGTCTTTGAGCTGATAAGGTTATCTAAACGTGTTAATGGCATGACTACTCTGACCCTGCAAGTTTATTCCTCGGATTTATTTATACCAGAAAACCTTGTAAAACACTACAGGGTTCTAGGATTTAGAGTGGTTGAGATTTGAACCCTAAGGCAACACAATGAGTTCTGGAAGTTCAACTAAACCATGATCTAATAGTCTATGACAATTTGCACATATTGGAGCACACTTGTCAATTTCTTGCTTCAATGTTTTGTAACTAGCAAACTGCAATAGTTTAGATACGCTGTACATTTTTGGTGAAGGATCAACATGAATGAGATCCATTTGTACAGGATGAAATTCTTTATTACAAATAATACAAGGATTCTTCTTTGCATCCTCTACTATCTGTTTTCTCCTCTTATGACTAATTTGATTTGCTTTATAAGTCTTAGAATTCTTTCTAGCCCACTCACGCTGATACTTACGATTTTCTTCTTTATCTTTGTAAGGCATAACCTAGAAACTTCTACTAAACATATGTAGATATAACTGAATTGTTCTCTATAAGTTGTTCTATACATAACTCCTCCACCTGGGCTCGAACCAGGGACAAATTGATTAACAGTCAATCGCTCTACCTACTGAGCTATAGAGGAATGGGAATTCCCTCTGCTCGTCAGCAGAGGGGGCACCAAGAGGGATCCCACCTCTCTCTCACATGGGTTGTTGCTCCGATTCTTTTTTCTCTCGGAAATGTGAGCACGGATGT